TACTCCGGGCTTTCCGGTGCATTAGACAGCCCCGGCTGACGACATACAGACTAATGCGCCTAACTTGTATGTAAGGAAAAATCATGGCATCCACCACGTTTTCTGGCCCGGTTACGTCTACCAATGGCTTCATTGGCGCTTTGACGGGCAACGTCACGGGCAACGTCACGGGCAATATTGCAGGATCAGGCAGCATCACGCACGCTACGACCTCCGCAATCAACTCCACTGCAACAGCCACTGCTGCTGAAGTTGCTACTGGCTACATCACTTCAACATCGGTTGGAACAGTCACCATCACGCTGCCTACAGGCACGTTGCTTGGCGCGGCACTAGGCGCAGCTAAAGGTACGGTTTTTGACTTGTATATTGACAACACTGGCGGCGCAAGCACAGTGACTATTGCTGTAGCTACAAATGGCATCTTGTCTGCCGCTGCCGCCGCTGGTTCTGGCGCTGGTGCTGGTCTGTTGACCGTGCCTTCTGGCGTCACAGGCTTGGCCCGGTTCACGCTGATGTTCTCTAGCGCAACAGCCTACGTGTTTACACGCACAGCTTAATCTTCGGGGGCAACCCCACAACTGGAGATTAACTATGATGCAAACAGACGTAAAGGCGGCACACCTAACTGCCGCTGGTTCTTTTATGCTGGGGCGTACACGCCTCAAAGGTATTGTGGTCAGCCCCAAAGCTTCAACGGCAGCAACATTTGAGATTCGTGATGGCAGCGCTTCTGCCGCTGTGCTGTTTACGATGGACATTGCCAGCGTTACCACCCCTGTGAACTTCAACATCACGATACCCGGTGAGGGTATTTTGGCAACTACAGGGCTGCACCTCACAACCAGCGTTGGTACTGTTGTGGGTATTGAAGTCTTTTATGGCTAAGAAGAAAGGCCCGGTTCTCTCTGTGGGTCGGGGCGAGAAGCTCCCGATCTCTCAGGGGGCTGGCCTGACTGCCAAGGGCAGGGCTAAGTACAACGCAGCAACTGGCAGCAACCTCAAGGCTCCACAGCCCCAAGGTGGCCCACGCAAGGATTCATTCTGTGCGCGGATGTCAGGTATGCCGGGGCCGATGAAGGATGAAAAAGGTAAACCAACCCGCAAAGCTGCGGCTCTTGCAAGATGGAAATGCTAGGAGAATATTGTGGCTACTAGAAAAGTAAAACGGTTTAACGATGGCGGTGACGCTGCTGGCTATGGTTATGGTGAAGGTGAAGGGGCAGCACAGGGTTCTGGTATGGGCGGCTATGGAAGCTCCGGTGAAGGCGAGGGAGGTCGCTACGCAAACTCTGATGAAGCTACTCGTAGGGCTGTTCAAGAAGTTGAAGGTCTTATGCGGGATGTGGCTACTTCGGCAACTTCCCCTAGGGGAAGAGGTCAATCACTAGGTGCTAATCTTGCTACTCGCTCCTTAGAAAGCTCTTCTGACAGGGGAAGTTTTGCTGCTCCCGGTACGGGAGACTTGGGTCAGTTTGCGGGATCGTCCAATGATCGCGCCAAGGGTGGCATGATTAAGAAATACGCCAAGGGTGGCACAGTCTCCGCATCATCCCGTGGTGATGGCATAGCCCAGCGTGGCAAGACCAAAGGTCGGATTTGTTAGGAGAATATTATGGGCAGACTTAATAAACCAGCAATACCCGGATATGACTATCGTTCTCCGGGGCAGACTAATGCCAGAGACCGTATGCCAAACCTGCTTGAGGATGTAATTGAGTCTCAGGGAGCAGATACGGAACGTATTCGTCGCGGGTTGGATACTACCAAAACCCGTCCACAAAACCGTAAACAAGTTCAGGAAGCTGGAGGTCGGGCTACTTTGCGTTCCACAGGCCGTGCTGGACTTCTTGGGTTGGCGGGGGAAATTGGATACGGCTTGGGCAGCGAGATTGATGAGCGCACTGGCGCAGGCAAAAAGATGGTTGAAGGTTCTGAAAGACTTAAAGCTATTGCCGATAAGATGGGAAGTAGCAACAGAGTAAAGCTGTCCGAGGATTCTAGGAACCGCATTGCGGATATGCAAAATGACCAAGCAATGCGTGAAGTAGATGCAGAGAAAGAAGGCATGAAACATGGCGGTAAAGTCAAAAAGTATGCTTTGGGCGGCTACGTTAAATCAGCAGACGGTATAGCCCAACGGGGTAAGACCAAAGGTCGGATGTGCTAAATGCCAAGCTCCAGCAAAAAGCAGCATAGGTTCATGGAAGCAATAGCCCACAATCCGAGCTTTGCCAAGAAGGTAGGTATCCCACAGTCCGTGGGCAAGGATTTCTCTAACGCCGACAAAGGCAAATCTTTCTCAAAAGGTGGTGATATGGCTACAAAAGGTGTGAATCCATTTGCTAAATTTGAAAAATCTGGCAAGGATGTCGAGAAAAAGGGCATGAAAGAAGGCTCCAAAGCTGACATGGCAATGGACAAAAAACAAATGATGGGCATGAAGCGTGGCGGTATGACCAAGATGGCAACCGGCGGTTTTGTTCGTCAGGCTGACGGTGTTGCTTCCAAAGGAAAAACCAAAGCCAAGCAGATCAAGATGAAAAGCGGCGGCATGGCTTGCTAGGAGAACAACATGAAGATGCGTAAATTTGCAGATGAAGGTATTGTCAGAGAAGGCAAAAACGAAAGCATTGACGAGGAAACTCGCGCTAGGGCGATGGCGTCTGTTAATAAAGATCCTTTAGGTGATTTTATTAAAAGCAGAGGTTTAGATCGCGGCCCAGTAGCAGCGCCTGCTTACGGTATGACTTTGGCTGACCGACAGACACCAAGGAATAAATCTTCGGTAATCACCAAAGAAGAACTGGCTGAGTCCGGTATGTCTTTGCGTGACTACATGAACAAAAAGCAAGGACTAACTCGCCGTAAAGATAAAGTTAACCCAACTCTGGGTGAAGCAAGAGATAAAAACGCACAAGACGCCGCCGATGCTATTGATCCGGGTGATATACGGACAAGGGAATTAGGTAAAACCCGTGGTGGGCCTTCCTATGACATTGCTGGTAAACCATCAAATGCTGGGCCTGATGTGGAATATGTACCAGATAGTTTAAACAAACGCACAGGCGCTACGGCAAAAATGATGAGTGATTTTAATAATCAAGCCAATAAAAGAACCGGCAGAGGTTACGCATCTGGTGGTTCAGTCTCAGCATCCAGCCGAGGTGATGGCATAGCTCAACGGGGTAAGACCCGTGGACGGATGTGCTAAATGAACCCTGTGCATGGACAGCAATTGAGGGATGTGTCTTGAGAGCCTCACGTGGCATGGGGGCCATTGACCCCAGCAAGATGCCCACTGGCAAACGCAAGAAGCGCCGTGACAACACGGATTTCACGCAGTATGCTGAAGGTGGAGATGTGAAGTCAAAGGTCAATGAAGCTGGCAACTACACCAAGCCTGATCTGCGTAAACGGATTTTCAACAGCGTTAAAGCTGCTGCTGTGCAGGGTACAGGTGCTGGTCAGTGGTCAGCTAGGAAAGCTCAGTTAATGGCTAAACGATACAAAGATGCTGGAGGTGGCTATCGTGATTAAACATATGGAAGATTGCGCCATACATGAAGATGGCCCTTGCACTTGCGGCACGGAGGAAGAGCTTGAAGCGATAGCTCTTGAAGAAAAAGCAGAATGGCTGCTTGAGGAAAGTTTTGATTGAAAGCACCGCAGCAGTCCCTGAAAGATTGGGGTGACCAGAAATGGCGCACCAAGTCTGGTAAACCGTCGAGTAAGACGGGGGAGCGGTATTTGCCAGAGGCGGCTATCAAAAATCTTAGCCCTGCTGAGTATGCAGCAACAACCAAGGCCAAGAGAGCAGGTAAAGCCAGTGGAAAACAGTTTGTAGCACAGCCTAAAAGCATAGCAAAGAAAACAGCAGGATTTAGATAATGACTACTTCCGGTATCGCAACCTTTGACATGGACTTGAGTGAAGTCATAGAAGACGCATTTGAACGTGCGGGTTCTGAGCTTCGCTCTGGCTATGACATGCGTACTGCGCGGCGCTCCCTGAACATTATGTTTGCGGATTGGGCCAACCGGGGCATCAACATGTGGACGATTGAGCAGGGATCGTTTACCCTGACTCAAGGTTTAAACACCTATGCACTCCCCACAGACACCGTTGACTTGCTTGAGCATGTCATCCGCACCGATGCCAACTCAACATCCAACCAAGCAGACTTGACCATCACCCGCATCAGTGTCAGCACCTACGCTACGCTACCTAACAAGCTAACCCAAGCTAGGCCCATTCAGGTAATGATCCAGCGCAACTCAGGGCAGACATCAGCTACAACGCTGACCCTCAACGGAGCGGTAACTGCTACAGCCACCACCATCACACTGAGTTCAGTCATAGGACTAGCCGCTGCTGGGTACATCAAGGTGGACAGCGAGATCATCTACTACGGCTACATCGTGGGCAATGTGCTGACGGCGTGCTCCAGAGGGCAGGCTAACACCACCGCAGCAACGCACACAAGCACCACAGCGGTGTATGTATCAAATCCCCCAGCAGTGACCGTGTGGCCCACTCCTGATGGCTCCCAGACTTACACCTTCGTGTACTGGCGGCTGCGTAGGAACCAGAACGCTGGTGATGGCTCTGACACGATGGATGTGCCGTTTAGGTTTATACCTTGCGTAGCAGCAGGGCTGGCCTACTACTTGGCGCTCAAGTTGCCCAACGGCATGGAGCGTTTACAGGTATTGAAGATGCAATATGATGAAGCATGGCAGTTGGCCCAAGATGAAGACCGGGAGAAAGCAGCAGTGCGCTTTGTGCCTCGCCAGCAGTTTATGTAATCATGGGCAATAGGTTTGCATCAGGCAAGAATGCGATAGCGGAATGCGACCGCTGCGGGTTTCGCTACAAGCTGAAGGAACTGAAGAAGGAAGTTGTTAAGACCAAAACCTACAACTTGCTGGTGTGCCCAACCTGCTGGACACCGGATCAGCCTCAGTTGCAGTTGGGGATGTACCCGGTAGATGACCCACAGGCAGTGCGGGAGCCGCGCAGGGACTTGAGTTATTACGCTTCTGGCCTGTTGGTAGACGGGTATCCGGGCGAAGGCAGCAGAGTGTTTCAGTGGAACTGGAATCCGGTAGGCGGGTCTAGGGCAAACGATGATGGCCTGACACCCAACTATTTGGTGGCAGAATTAGAACTTGGTTCAGTTACAGTAAATTAGGAGCTTATATGGATAAGGCAGATATGAAGCAGGACAAGAAGATGATGGCTGGAGCCGTGAATAAGCATGAAAAGCGTATGCACCCCGGCAAAACCCCAACCAAGTTTGCCCAAGGTGGCAAGACCGACATGGACATGATGAAGTATGGTCGTGGCATGGCTAAAGTGATGAACCAGAAATCTGGTCGTGGAGGTTAAGATGATCAACAACAAACAAGCAGCGGCCTACGCCAAACCCCACACCATGTCGGGTAAAGCCGTCACGGTCGAGGCCAACCCCGGCAAGGGCAAAGACATGAGCATGTTGAACAATGCCCGTGCTTCGATTGGGCGCATCACTAGCGGAGAGGAACCCGGTGTAAAGACATCGGGCATCAAAATGCGGGGCACGGGTGCGGCGACTAAAGGTCTGATGTCAAGAGGCCCGATGGCATGAACTACGCTGCGTTGGTTGCTGCTATCTCCTCCTACACCGAGAATACATTTCCTACGGTGGACATGAATGTGTTTATTACACAGGCAGAGAAACGCATCTACAACGCCGTACAGATTCCAGCATTGCGTAAAAATGTAACCGGCGTCACCACCGCAAGTAACAAGTATTTGGCTTGCCCTGATGACTTCTTGTCTTCTTACTCTCTGGCGGCAATAGACCCGGTTACGGGGGCGTACACGTTCTTGTTGAACAAGGACGTAAACTTCATTCGGGAAGCGTATCCCAAGCCAACATCCACGGGGTCGCCTAAGTTCTACGCCCTGTTTGGCCCTGCCGTAGCTTCCAGTGTGATCACGACAGAACTCACGTTTCTAATCGGCCCCACTCCAGATGCTGTATACAGCATGGAGCTTCATTATTACTACTATCCTGAGTCCATTGTTACGGCCTCGACTACATGGCTCGGGGACAACTACGACCCTGCTCTTCTGTATGGGACACTGGTTGAAGCCTACACCTACATGAAGGGTGAGCAGGACATGGTGCTGCTGTACAACACCAAGTTTGGCGAGGCTCTAGTGCAGCTTAAACGTCTGGGTGATGGTCTTGAGCGTCAGGACGCATACCGCAGTGGGCAGGCTAGGATTCCCGTCACATGAGCATCTCCCAAACTCTGACCACATCCTTTAAGCAGCAACTGCTTCAGGGGGTGCATGATTTCTCCACAGACACCTTCTATATGGCGCTGTACACAGCCAATGCCGATATAGGGGCGGCTACCACCGTTTACACAGCGACCGGGGAGATTTCAGGCACAGGCTACACCGCTACGGGTCAGGTGATGACAGGCATCTCAGTCAGTGTCACAGGCACTACGGCTTTTGTAAACTTCAGCAATGTGGTCTGGACTACAGGTGCGTTTACAGCACGGGGTGCGCTGATTTACAATTTAACCAAGAGCAACAAATCGGTGGCAGTATTGGACTTCGGCGCTGACAAAACCACTACCTCATCGTTCACCGTTGTCATGCCCACTAACTCATCCACCACCTCATTGATAAGGCTACCATGACTACCGAAAAACTTAAAGCCACTGACACTGTTTCTAGCGGCCTGACCTGCAACCTTAAAGCCGGTGAGGATGCACAGGCCACTGGCCTATTTGAGATTAAGTGCCATGACAAAGATGGCAACTTGAAGTGGGAAGCGCAGTCTAAAAATCTGGTAGTCAATGTCGGGCTTGCCTATATGGCTGGTACTGCCTTGACTTCAGTCGCGCAAATCACCACTTGGTACATTGGTCTGTACGGTGCTGGGGCAAGTAACACCCCTGCGGCGGGTGACACCATGTCTTCCCACGCTGGCTGGACAGAGGTTGTGGCGTACAGTAATGCAACCCGTGTAGCCGCTACGTTTGTAACAGCAACCACTGCCAATCCCTCTGTAGTGACTAATACAGCTTCTCCTGCTACGTTTAACATCAACGGCACAACAACTGTGGGCGGGGCTTTCCTAACCAGCGGCAGTGCCAAAAGTGGTACGACAGGCACACTGTTCTCTGCGGCTGACTTTGGCTCACCCGGTGATCGCTCTGTGGTGAGCAGTGATACTTTGTCTGTGACCTACACATTTAGCTTGGCGGGGTAATATGTCAGCGTGGGGTTCTGGCGCATGGGGTGATGGCGGCTGGGGCTTCACGGCTTTTTCAAGCACGGTTGATGAGACTGCGACAGGCACGGACTCTGTAGCGGCGGTAATCAGTGTTGGGGCTTCGGTCAGTGAGACTGCTACGGGATCGGATGCTGTACTAAGTTTGGTACAGGTCAATGCAGCAGTCAGTGAAACAGGTACGGGTACAGACGTTGTTGTAGCAAAGGCAGGGTTTGGATCGGCGGTCAGTGAAACGGGTACGGGTAGTGATGCCGTAACAGCAGTACCGACATACAAAGTGTCAGTCAGCGAAACTGCTACGGGGTCTGATGTAGATGCGGCGTTTGCTATCTTCTTAGGTCAGATCACAGAAACAGCGACAGGAACAGATGCGGTAACCTCGTCTTTTTCGTTCTCGGGCACTGTCAATGAGTCGGCTACCGGGACGGATGCGGTATCAAGTATTTTGTCTGTTGGAGCGACTGTCAGTGAGACAGCCACTGGGTCTGATGCGGTTACGGCGAAAGCAGGTTTTGGTGCATCGGTAGCAGAGACGGCAACGGGTACTGATGTAGATACGGCAGCAACGGCTTTTCTGGCATCTCTCAATGAGTTGGCAACCGGAACAGATTTAATAACGGGACGACCATTCTGGGAAATAATAGATGACACGCAAAATGCAAACTGGCAGAATATTGGCAACACACAGACAGCCAACTGGCAGAATATTGGCAACACGCAGACAGCAGCTTGGACTGATGTTGCAACGACTTAGGAGTATTTAAATGGCAGCAACGACGACTCTTTTGGGCTTAGTCACCCCCACACAAGGGACGCTCACTGGTACGTGGGGCGATACCGTCAACTACGGCATTACCGATTATGTGGACATTGCCATTGCTGGCACATTATCTTTTGCAGGTGATGGCGCTATTACATTGGCTAACACCACGGGTAGCTCGTCAGGCAATTCCATAGGCGCTACCACGGCGCAGTATGCCATTATTAGAGTAACAGGCACACTGACAACCGCCAAAATAATCACAGGCCCAAGCTACAGCAAAACGTATTTGGTAGTCAACGCCGCTACAGGCAGCACAGTGACGTTCAAGGCATCCGGTCAGACCGGCGTGTCTATCGCTGTAGGCGAGACAGCACTTGTTTATTACAACGGCACAGACTACGTAAAGGTTGTTGGTACAGCTACGGCTGGCGCGGCTGGTGGCTCGACTACGCAGGTGCAGTACAACAATGCTGGCGTACTGGCAGGGATTACAGGCGCTACAACCAATGGCACTGCGCTGACTCTTGTCGCGCCCAATTTGGGAAGCCCAGCCAGCGTGGGAACCATGCCAGCCTTTACTCTTGGCGGCACAGTCTCAGGCGGCGGCAATCAGATCAACAACGTAGTGATTGGCACAACGACTCCGCTGGCGGGTGCGTTTACTACGCTGAGTGCTAGTGGTAGATTTGAGGAAAGCGCGGATATTCGGTTTATGAATGAAGGTTTTGGCATTGTCAACGCTAATAATTCTGCGCGGATAATGACTTTTAATAATACTTCAATTACAACAAATGTTGGTATAGCAGTCACCGGGACGCTGAGTAGCACCCTTGGCGCAACCATCCAAGGCTTGACCGTGGGCCTTGGTGCTGGTGCTGTGGCTACCAACACTGCGGTGGGGTATCAGGCTGGTGTAACAAACAGCACTGGTTCACAACACGTTTTTATAGGTTATCAAGCAGGGTCGAGTTCTGTTGGAGCAACAAACGTAACCGCAGTCGGTTACCAAGCTGCTTCTGGAGCAACAGGTTCGGGCATCACCGCAATTGGAACTTCAGCGGCACAGAACTCTACTGGCGACGACAACATTGCCGTGGGCGCGTCGGCTCTTTTGACAATTGGTTCTGGTGCAAACAACACGGCTGTTGGACGCTCTGCATTGCGCTTTAACAACTCAGCCTCATACAACACCGCTGTAGGTTATCAGGCGGGGTATACAAACACAATTGGTGGCGTTACCGCTTTTGGAAGTTTTTCGTTATATACAAACAGCACTGGAACAAACCTCACGGCTCTTGGACAAAACGCACTTTATTATTGTACTGTTTCAGACAATACTGCTGTTGGTTATGCCGCTGGATTTAGCACTTCTACAGGTCAATATAACGCATTTTTTGGGGGCAGGGAACCTACTGCCAACTTAGCTGCTGGTCAAAATAACACCTTAGGTTCTAACAATTCCGCTTTCGGGCATGGTGCTTTAGCCAAAAACACCACAGCATCAAACAACACTGCTATAGGTTATCAGGCTGGATACAGCCAAACAACTGGGTCTGGTTCAAATGCACTATTTGGTATTCAAGCTGGCAATGCTGTCACTTCAGCATACAACACGATGGTTGGGCCTTTTGCTGGATATTTAATAACATCTGGCAGTAAAAATACTGTTCTTGGCGGCTACTCAGGCAACCAAGGCGGCTTAGACATTCGCACAGCAAGCAACTACATCGTGCTGTCTGATGGGGATGGGAATCCACGGGGTGTGTTTGATAATAGTGGGAATTTCTTGGTTAATGCTACTAGTGGAACTTCTGGTGGTTATGGAAAAATAACTGTACGGGCAGATTCTGGTGTTCCAATAATGGTTGGTAATGAAGCGGCTAGTGGAAATTTTATTCAATTTTCAGGGAATGGAAGTGGTGTTGTTGGAAGCATTACTTTTGTGGGCTCGGCTACTTTATATAACACCACATCTGACCAAAGATTAAAAGAGAACATTGTTGACGCAGACTCAGCATCAAGTCTGATTGATTCTTTGCAAGTGCGTAAGTTTGATTGGAAATCAAATGGCTCACACCAGCGTTACGGCTTTGTTGCCCAAGAACTTGTGACTGTTGCGCCAGAAGCAGTACACCAACCCGCAGACACAGACGAAATGATGGCTGTGGATTACTCCAAACTTGTGCCAATGTTGGTCAAAGAACTCCAATCCCTCCGCGCCCGTGTCGCTCAACTTGAAAGCAAACCATGACCACTCAATTCACCACCACCATCACCTCCATGTACACCCTGCAACAGCCTGACCCAGACTATGTGGTCAACGCGCTGTGGCAAGTCACAGGCGTAGACGGCAGCAACACCGCCAGCATCGGTGGCAACACCACCTTCAGTTCTGCTGACCAAGAAGGGCCAGTGACCCCCTACGCCAGCCTGACAGAGGCCATCGTCATTGGCTGGATTCCTGAGTCGGCTATCACCAGCGCACAGCAGTGTGTGCAGGGCCAGATTGACAGCCTGATTACCCCACCTGTTAGCCCTTCCAACACCGCACTGCCTTGGAGCCAAGCATGAACCTAGAACTCGACGTAAACGAAATCAACTTCATCCTCCAAACCTTGGGCGAGTTGCCCAGCAAGTCAGGCGTGTGGCCTCTGATCGTCAAGATCAAAGAGCAAGCCGAAGCGCAAGTACCGAAAGCAAAAGATGAACCTTGAAGCACAATTCACAAGCCATGAGGCAGTCTGCGCCGAACGATACGCGCAGATAAATGCACGATTAAAACGACTTGAAGGCGTGATCATGAAGACCGCCGGGGTGCTTATCGTCAGTATGTCAGCTATCGTTTATGCGTCACTCACATTCCGTTGATCATGGAGTTTTTCGAAGCACTGGCAAAAGGTTGGCCGATGCTGTTGGCGCTGATAACGCTCATTATTGTTTTGGCTAAGATGGACATCAAAATTGCCGTGCTGGAAGAAAAAGTTAAATCACTGTTTGAGATATTCAACCGCAAAGACAAATGAAAGCCAAGCTCACCTTCTTCGTTACGCTCATGGTCAGCATGACCTTGTGTATTGTTGTCCTGTCAATGTCCGGTGTCATGTTGCTTGGACTGTTTGACGAGAAGGTGGACAACAACAAAATTTTTGAGTTGGTTGGCCCTGCGTTTCAAACCATCGTCGGTGGCTTTATTGGCCTATTGGCTGGCGTCAAACTGTCCCATGAGGAAGAAAAGAAATGCTGACCCTACTCTCAACCCTGATCAGTTTCTTAGCTGGCGGCCTGCCCAAGTTGCTTGGTTTTTTCCAAGACCGTGCCGACAAGAAGCATGAGATGGCAATGGCTCAGTTGCAGATTGAGCGCGAGCTTGAGCTACGCAAAGCAGGGTTTGAAGCGCAGGCAAGAGTTGAGGAGATCAAGGTCGAGGGCCAAGCCATTGAAGCCGAGGCGTCAGAACGCGCTGCGCTATACGCTCACGATATAGCGATAGGACAGGGTGCATCACAGTGGATGATCAACCTGCGCTCCGGTGTGCGCCCGATACTGACGTATGGGTTCTTCGCCCTGTTTGCGTTTGTTGAAGTTGGTGGCTTTGTGTACGCATGGCATCGGGACATTGCATTTGATATTTTGATTGCAAAACTCTGGGATGCCGACACTCAGATCATTTTTGCGTCAATTATCAGCTTTCACTTCGGTGGCAGAGCGTTTAAAGGTGGTAAGGATTGATATGGCAGGTAACTACGACCCGCTGTTTAATTTACCTTCGGGTACAGAAGATATTGCATATTTTTTTAAAACAATGCGTCCAAAAGATCCATCTCATCCCGGATCTTTTTACGCTCACCACGCAGATAGTACAACCACTGCCAACAGGGAACCATCTGATAGAAAAGGGCAAGGCCAAGAATTACAAAAACGTTCTGGGAAAACAATTTACATGGATCCAAAAGATGTAAACAACATAGCTGGGATATATAAAAACACTGAAATGGCTACAAAGCTTGTTCCTGTAATGGAAAATGGAAAATATACAAATAAGCTTGCTTTGCAACATATGGAAGATTATGGGCCTAAAAAAGCAGGTTCTACCATTATTGAAGCTCCTTATCAAACAAAACCAGCAGTAGGTTTAAACCCGGTAGAGATTGGAGGGTCTGCTGAAAGCCCAAAAGGTAGTAGTGGAAAAAACATTCATTTTGGAAACGCTATCACTGAAGTACATCCCCGCCCAACTAGACTTGGAACAGCAGGTAAATTAGGCGTTGCTGGAGCATTGGCTGGAGCCGCAACAGCAAGCAATGCCGCCGAACTTGGTGAATCTGCTTCTGGGCTACTCCCTCCTTTTTTACAAGCACTAACATACGGAAAAGGCGCAGGAGAAGGTGAAGATGCGGAACTTGCGTACAAACGTAGAAAAGAACAAGCAGATGCACTTGGGGCAGGAAATCGTGGAAAAGGCTACGACCCAAGAAAACCATTTAATCCAGTTGCTCTCCCAGAAGATTATCGTTCTGGCGGCAGGGTGAGGATGATATGAAAGTTTCTGACCGCTGCAAAGAGATGATCAAACACCATGAAGGTTTTAAGCTAAAGCCGTACCGTTGTCCAGCGCGGCTCTGGACTGTTGGCGTTGGAAGGGTTTTATATGCAATTCAAGGACGTTTACCACTGGATCAAAGAGATGCTTTCCAGCTTGCGCCAGAAGATAACCGCACGTTTTCAAAGGATGAGGTAGATGGACTCCTTAGTGCTGATCTCATCCGATTTGAAGTTGGGGTCGCCCGACTTTTTCCTATGGTGCTTACCGCAGGTCAGAACGATGCTCTTGTCAGCTTTAGCTTTAATTTGGGTTTGGGGGGCGTACAGCGAAGCACCCTCCGTCAGAAGGTTTTGCGGGGAGAGATTGAAGAGGCGGCAGACGAGTTCTTGAAGTTTACGAGGGGCGGGGGTAAAATTCTGCCGGGTCTAGTCAAGCGCCGCAATGACGAACGTGCCCTGTTCCTGTCTTAGGATGGAAAATGCCACTACAGAAAATTCAACTCAAGCCGGGTGTAAACAGGGAAAACACTAGATACACCAATGAAGGCGGCTACTACGAGTCGGATAACGTCCGGTTTCGGCAAGGCACGCCTGAAAAGATAGGCGGTTGGGTACGCATCTCTGCTGCCACGTTCTTGGGTGTCTGCCGGTCTTTATGGAACTGGGTCACCTTTGGCTATCAAAACCTCATTGGGGTTGGCACAAACCTCAAGTTCTACATACTCAACGGCGGTGCGTACAACGACATCACGCCCACGCAGACCGTCCACACACTAAGCGGCCCGTTTGCTACAGTCAATTTATCTACGACAGTCACAGTCACAGACGCCACTGTCAGCTACGCCAACAACGATTTTGTAGTGTTTACAGGTGCTACAGCCGTGGGTGGGCTGACCATATCCGGGGAATATCAGATAACGTATTCTACCGGCTCAACCTATACCATTACCGCTTCATCAGCAGCAACATCCACTACTTCGGGCGGCGGGACAGTCTATGCTGTGTATCAAGTCAATACCGGGCCATCCTTTGCTGCACCGCTGGTAGGCTGGGGCGCAGGGCCGTGGGGTTTTGGTGCTTGGGGGGTAGGCCAATCTTCCTCTGACGCTATGCGGATATGGAACCAATTTAACT